GAACGGCGACGTGGGAAGAGATCGCGGAAGAGCTTTCCGACGCGGGCATTCTCAAAGAGATAAAGACGGCGCGCCGCTGGCGGAACAAGATCGTCAATGATATGGCGGTATGCGTATTCGGCATTCCGGCGGCGGTATCAGCGGCGACATACCGGAAAGCCGTTGACAAATGACCAAAACGCGACCAAACAATGCACCTTGTCCGCGACGCTTACGCGTGATATAATAATTACGCTGAATTATTGCGAATTGAATAGCGCGGGATAAAGCCTTTTGCGTGATACGCGGAAGGCTTTTTCTTTTGCTCTTTTGCACAGACTTTTCCACAGGAAGGAGGATAACTGCATGAAGCCGTGGGCGGAAAGGTTCTACAATTCGGACGCTTGGCGTTCATGCCGCGACAGCTTCTTGAAGTCGAAGGGCTACTTGTGCGAACGCTGTTCAACGCCGGACGATCCAGTAACCGCGAAGATCGCACATCACAAAACATACTTGACGAAGCAGAATATCAACGATCCATACATAGCGCTTTCATGGGATAATCTCGAAGCGCTTTGTCAAGATTGCCACAACAAAGAACACCACCGGAACGACAAGAAAAAACGGTACGCATTCGACGAAGCGGGAAACCTCATATCCCCCCCTATTCGCTCAAAGTTTAGGGAGGGTTCGACACCGAGGGCGGGAGATTAAAAATACTCCGCAGGCGCGCGCATAACGGGTGTACGCGTTTAAGGGGGTGTGGGTTGACCGGAAAAGGGGGTGATATTTATGGCGACAAAGAAGGACTTGACGAAAGAAGAAAAGATCAAGCGGGAGTTTTCCCGATTGAAGCGCATTTTCAAAGACTTGGATAAAAACAAGTTGCAGACCGTCGAAAGCCTTATCAAGAACGCGGCGTTCATGGCGGTATCCCTTGAAGAATTGCAAGAGATCATCAACGAAGAGGGCTACACCGTCGAATACCAAAACGGCGCAAATCAGAGCGGGACGAAGCAAAGCGACGCGGTGAAAACACATATCGCCATGACAAAAAATCACGCCGCAATTATCAAACAGCTTTGCGATCTTGTACCGCCGGAGAAGAAAAAGGAAAGCCGTTTACAGGCGTTACGGGACGAATAAAAATGCCCTTTTCAAATTACATTTACGAGTATTACGACGGCATTTCTTCCGGAAATATAACCGTCGGCAAGTGGGTTCGCCTTCTGTATGAATACATCGTGAAGGGGCTTCAAGAAGGGCTTTTCACCTTCAACGCGAAGAAGGCAAACAAGGCAATTCGGTTCATCGAAAACTTTTGCCATCATTGCGAAGGGCGCACAGACCTTTTGAAGCTGGAGTTGTGGCAGAAAGCCGCCGTTTCTGTTATGTTCGGGATCGTCGAAGAGGACGGAACGCGCGTCTTTCGTGAAGTGTTTATTGTGATCGGGCGCAAGAACGGCAAACCGCTTTTTGCGTCCGCCGTCATTGCGTACATGGCGTATCTTGACGGCGAATACGGCGCGAAAATATATTGCCTTGCGCCGAAGCTGGAACAAGCAAACATCGTTTACGATAACTTCTATCAGATGATTAAAAAAGAACCGGAGCTTTCCGACCTATCGAAGAAGCGCCGTTCCGATATTTACATCGAAGAAAGCAATACCGCGATCAAGCCGCTTGCGTTCAACGCGAAGAAATCCGACGGCTTCAATCCGCATTTAGTCGTGAACGATGAAGTCGCGTCGTGGCGCGGCGACGGCGGCTTGAAGCAATACGAAGTTATGAAATCCGCGCTTGGCGCGCGCCGCCAGCCGATGATCCTTTCGATCTCAACGGCAGGTTACGAAAACGACGGTATCTTCGACGAATTGATGAAGAGATCGACCGCGTTTTTGAAGGGAGGAAGCAAGGAACGCCGCCTTCTTCCCCTGCTTTACATGATCGACGACGTGGAGAAATGGAACGACCTTGAAGAGCTTAAAAAAGCAAATCCGAATATGGGCGTTTCCGTTTCGCCGGACTTCTTCAAAGAGGAAATCGCCGTCGCCGAAATGAGTATGTCGAAGCGGGCTGAATTCCTTACGAAGTATTGCAATATCAAGCAGAATTCTTCCGTCGCGTGGCTTGATTACGTCGTTGTTGACGGCGCAGGAATTCACGCGAAGCTGGAGGATTTCAAGGACAGTTACGCCGTGGGCGGCATAGACCTTTCACAGACAACGGACTTGACCGCCGCTTCCGTCGTGATCGAGCGGGACGGCGTTCTATATGCCTTCGCACAATTCTTTATGCCAGCGAACCGACTTGAAACAGCACAAGCGATCGACGGCGTACCGTATGACATATTCGTAAAGCAAGGGATCGTCAAGCTATCCGGCGAAAACCACGTCGATTACCGCGACGTTTACGAATGGTTTTCTATGCTTCGGGATCAGTACGGAATATATA